GCTTACATATGTGATGCACCTTTTGACCTTGTTGCTAAGTATGCCAAGGGTGATGTATATAGGACTAGGTTACTTTACGACCTACTAATTGAGCAAGTACCTGAGCAGGCTTACAATAGGGAGCGGCAACTAGCGCCCATACTAAGCGGTGCGACATGCAAGGGTGTGCCAGTTAATAGGTACGCTTTAGAAGTAGCGCATAGCAAGGCACAGGCGGCCTTAGTGCAGGGCGAAGACGTAGTGCGCAAGTTACTTAATGCACCAACACTAAATCCCCACAGTAATGCAGAGTTAGCCAAGGCACTAGAAGAGGCTGACGCAGTAAGTGGTTGGGACTACACCGACAAAGGTAACAAGCGAGTAGCCAAGGAAAGTTTATTGCGCCATATCAAAGACCCCAAGGTACTGGCTCACCTAAACTATGTCAGTACTATGTCTACGGTTATAGGTACGTTCATTGAGCCATGGTTAGAGCATAGCTACAAAGACGGTAGAATACACCCTAACTGGAACCAAGTACGCCAACCTAATGAACGCAAGGGTGGTAGCAAAGGTACTCGTACTGGCAGGTTAAGTAGTGATGACCCTAACTTCCAAAACGTAATTGATGGCAGCCGATACCAAAACGACTTAGTAGAGTTAGAGCCTATACCATTCATGCGTAGCTTTGTAATACCAGAGGAAGGGCATGTGTGGTTGAAGCGTGACTTTAGTGGTCAGGAAATGCGCATCCTTGCCCACTACGAAGAGGGTAAGTTGTTTGATGCCTACAATAAAAACCCAGACCTAGACCCGCACCAAATGGTAAAAGATATAATCAAAGACTTACTGGGTAAGGACTTCCCCCGTAAAAATGTTAAGGAGTGTGGCTTTGGTATGATATATGGCATGGGGCCAAAAGCACTGTCGGGGCGCATAGCATGTACATTGGGTGAAGCTAAGGAACTACAAGACGCATACAAATTAGCTATCCCAGGAGTCGGTATCATGCAGGCTGCAACGAAGTTGCGGGGTAGGGAGCGCAAGCCCGTAACTACATGGGGAGGTCGCCAGTACTACGCAGAGAACCCAAAAATAGTGGGTGGTAGCTATCGCAGCTTTGAGTACAAGCTACTCAATTACCTTATCCAAGGTAGTGGTGCAGACCAGACCAAGCAGTGTATTATAGACTGGCACGAGGGCAATCAAGACGCAGTATTCATGGCCACCGTACACGATGAGATAAACATAAGCGCCCCAGAGGGTAAGAAAGCTGAGTGCATGGAGTGGTTACGCCAGTGCATGGAGTGGGATTACTTTGACGTTCCAATGAAAAGTGATAGCTTTATCGGAGCTAACTGGGCAGACCTAGAGGAGTTTAGTTACTAATGGCAGCAATCAGCTATAGCGGTTTAACAATGTTTGAAAAATGCCCACGCAGTTTTCAACTAAAATACATAATCAAGCACCCAGAGCCAGAGTTTGTAAGCAGCCCAGCTATGGAAAGAGGTAGCAGGTTGCATCAGGCAGCCGAGGACTATGTGAACCAAGAGATACAGGAGTTGCCCAAAGACCTAAAAGGTAAGGAAGGTTTTTTTGACCGCATGATTGAGCTAGGCTCTGCACAGCCAGAGCTAGAGTTTAACCTAACGGAAGACTGGCAGTCCATACCTTTTGTGCAAAAAGAGGATGGGTTTATACGAGGTATAATCGACATGGTGTTACCGCAAGGTGACTTGCTAGAAATAATGGAGTACAAAACAGGTAAAGTGTATGACACCCACGTAGACCAACGTAGTCTGTACAGTATGGCTGGGTTGGTAATGTTCCCAGAAGCTAAGGTTTGCAGAACTACCACAGTGTACTTTGACCTAGGAGGCGCAGACAAAACCACCACAGTAGAGCGTGAAAACCTAGAGACTTTAAAATGGTCATGGACTAGGCGTGTAAACAAGACCAAGCCAGTAGGTCAGCCCTACCCGATGCGTCCAGGATTTCAGTGTAAGTGGTGCAGCTTTAGCAAAAAGAAAGGCGGCCCATGTCCAAATTAAGAGCAGGAGATAAAGTACAAGCCAAAGAGGGGACTACCTCTGCAATGTGGGCGGAGGGAAGGGTAGGAACCATAGCAGAAGTAAGAGACCCAAAGCCCTACTCAGGTAACGACTCCAACAACCTAGTGCGTTGGGGAGAGGATGGGATACTTATGGGGTTTAACCCTAACGAGGTAGAGCATGTCCAAACTAGAAAAAGATGAAGAGGCGGCCATAAAGAAGTGGTGTGACAAAAGGGGTTTACTGTTTATAAAGTTCACCCCTATGGGCGAGAAAGGTTGGCCTGACCGCATAGCTATTCTTCCTGATGGCACACATGTATGGATTGAGTTAAAGCGTAATGGCAAGAAGCCAACAAAGCTGCAACACCATAGAATGAACACACTAAAACAAAGTAACGTCATAACCACATGGTATGACAGCGCAGAAGAATGTATAGATTTTTTAGAGGCAGAGTTAAATGCAATATAGTCCACACAACTACCAGCAAAGAGGTATAGAGCTACTGACAAAAGACAGTGGTGGCGCTGGGTTACTACTAGATCCTGGAATGGGTAAGACTGTAATAACCCTATGCGCTTTTGACATTTTAAAGGATGCAGGCCATGCCAAGAAAATGCTGGTGGTAGCCCCCATTAAACCGATGTATGGCACATGGCGGCAAGAGGCTGAAAAGTGGGATCACCTACAGCACCTTAAATTTAAGACATTGCATGGTGCAGGCAAAGCAGAAGCCTTGCATGAAGAAGCAGACATATATCTTATAAACCCAGAAGGTGTGCAGTGGTTGTGTGACCAAGCCAAGTGGCCAGACTTTGACATACTATGTATAGACGAGAGCACCAAGTTTAAAAGCTCAAGTAGTAAACGCTTTAAGTCTTTTAAAAAGCACCTAACAAAGTTTGACTACAGGTGGATATTAACTGGCACGTTCGTACCTAATGGGTTGCTAGATTTGTTTAGCCAAGTGTTCTTGATGGACTTAGGTGAGTCTTTGGGTAAGTACGTCACGCACTACAAGAATAAGTATTTTCACCAGACGGGGTTTGGCGGTTACACATACGAGCCATTCCCCCAAGCTGCTGACGAGATAGCCAAGAAGATAGCGCCCATGACGCTAAGGTTAAATGCAGAAGACTACCTAGACATGCCTGAGTTTAACAAAATAATCAGGAGGGTAGACCTACCAGAAAAAGCCCTAAAGCAATACAAGGAAATAGAAAAAGACTTTATAGCCGAGCTACAGGGTGGAACTATTGTGGCGGCCAATGCCGCAGCAGCAGGAACTAAGTGCAGGCAGATGGCCAACGGCGCAGTCTTTGATGAAAATAAGGAAGTGCTGGCCGTACATGAAGCCAAGATGCAGGCACTAGAGGAAATAGTAGAGGAAACAAATGGGCAGCCGCTGATAGTCGTGTATGAGTTTACACATGACAGAGACCGCATAATGAAAATGCTGGGTAAGACTGCCGTTTGTATAACAGGTGTGACTGGCAGAAAGTATGAGATAATACAGCAAGACTTTAATGCAGGTAATATCCCTTACTTAGTCATGCACAGTGGGAGCAGCCATGGTTTAAACATCCACGGTAACTGTCACCACATGGTTTGGTTCAGTGTTACTTGGAACCTTGAATGGTACATTCAAACTAAGGATAGGTTGTATCGGCAAGGGCAGGCCAGTAAAATGGTTTTGTGCTACATACTGGTAGCCAGCAAAACCCTAGACGAGCGTGTTGTTGACGTACTAGGTAGTAAAACCAAAGTACAAGATGACGTACATAAATTATTAATGGGAGAGTAACGTGGAAAAAACACCAATATTAGAGCGCATAGAGCGTTGGGTTAGCCTTGGCTATGTTGACAAGTATATAGTTGTACATCCTGACGATGTAGAGGCCATTTACAAACAAAAGTTGTTTGATGTATTTAGCCAGCCATTCAAGGTGCTGGGCACTGATGAAGTATTTGGCGGTGTTTTATAATGGGACAGGTTTTTAACATGGTAGACATACACTTGTGGGCTGGGACTATGCCACCAGTACTGACCGCTAAAAGTGCAGACGCTAAGGACTTGCTTGGCGAAAGCCCATTCATACCCATTGGTAATTTGGAGCACCTTATAGAAAGTATGCCCGACCATTGGGTGCTTATGGGTACAGAGGATGAGCCTACCGAAAAAGTGATGCTTATGTTTGTGGATAGAGTGTTGTCATAATGATAGAGTGGAAGTATAATACTTACTCTATTAACCAACCAGAGAAGTAAAATGACCGAAGAAACTAAAAAGAGTCGCCGTAGCAAGTTCAGTGTTTTGTACCCTGCGGACGCCACCCTCAAGCTACTTGTAAATGAAAACCCTAAAAAAGCAGGTTCTAAATCTGCTGTACGTTTTGATGGTTACTTGAATGCCAGCACTGTTGGCCAAGCGATCACAAATGGTGTTAAGTACCAAGACATTGCTTACGATGTCAGCCGAAAGTTTATTGAAGTTGCATAGTAAGTGTTTTAAAATTAAGCCCCTTCGGGGGCTTTTTTTATGGAGAGAATAAACTCATGCAAATACTAATACCTACTTATGGTAGGAAAGCTAAACAGACTACTTGGGATAACCTACCCCCAAGTGTAAGAGAAAGAACCAAGTTTGTAGTACAAGGTAAAGAGTGGGATGAGTACTGGTGCCGCACACAATACCCTGTTGTGGTGCTGCCAGAGTGGATAACCACGGTAGGGCCGACAAGACAGTGGATTATAGATAACTTCATGGGCAAAGTATTGCTACTAGATGACGACCTAGTGTTTGCCACTCGCCGCCAAGAAGATTTAGGTAAGTTTAAACCCAGCACCCCCGAAGATATAGAGGAGATGGTTGATACCATTGAGGTTACACTAGACAGTATTCCTGTTGTAGGGGTTTGCGCTAGAGAGGGGGGTAATAGGCAGACAGAATACTGGAGTGACAATACAAGAATAACAAGAGTTACAGGGCTTGACACTAGAATACTAAGTCACAATGATGTAAGGTATGACAGAACGCCTGTTATGGAAGACTTTGACATGCTGTTACAAATGTTAAAGTTAGGATACCCCAACGTGAGCCTTAATAACTGGGTTCATAACCAAGGCGGAAGTAATACCAAAGGAGGGTGTAGTACCTACAGAACTCCAGAGATACAAACAGAGGCGGCCAATAAGCTACACGAGCTTCATGAGCCGTTTGTTAAGGTAGTCAAGAAAACAACTAAGGCCGCATGGGGCGGTGGGGAGAGAACAGATGTTAATGTACAATGGAAACGAGCCTTTAAATTTGGACAAGCTAATTTACTGGATCAAAGAGCGATACTCAGTAAGGCTCAATAAAGAGAGTGGTGTAGAAAAGCCATGGAGCCTTGACCAAGTATTCCAAGAAACATACTTTTGTAATGTGCATAGGGAGGCTGACAGGGTTACTAAAGGTATTCGCCAGATGTGGTATAACAGACATGCAGGGTTTACCACAGAAACCATAGTCCAGAACATGGTTATGGCTAGGTTTGTCAACAAAATAGAAACACTAGAATCACTTGGGTGGCCATGGACTACCTTTGACCCACCAAAATGGCGAGCGGTTATGTCAAAAGGTGGTTCTTGGGGGTCTGCTTATATAGTTAGTACTAATGGCCGTAGTGTACCCAAGCACGAGTACATTGGGGGCTTGCTACGCAGCCTGTGGCAGCAAAAAGACCTAACAAGTGGTGCAACCACCTTGGCAAAAGCTCATGTGGCGCTAATGGGCTTACAGGGGCTTGGCAGTTTCATGGCTGCACAAATAATAGCTGACCTTAAAAACACAGAGGGTCACGAGCTTACTTATGCAGACGACTTTCGTAGTTGGTGCGCCCACGGTCCTGGAAGTTTGAGGGGCTTGGCTTGGGTACTTGGGAAAGAAAAAGTAACCCCTACAGAGTTTAAGCACCATATGCCATGGCTGCTTCAAGAAGTAACAGACCAACTGCATGGGTTGGGCATACCAGATATACACGCCCAAGACTTACAGAATTGCTTGTGTGAATTTGACAAGTATATGAGAGTATCTACTAATTGCGGTCGAAGCAAACGTAGGTATAATGGCACTTAATAACAACCACCAATGGGGAGAGACCAATGGAAAAAGTAGTAAGAGATGTACCAACCATGTTCAGCGAGATGATGATTCTCATGCACATAAATGGCGACCTTGAAGAAAGTAGGAATGGCAATGTGCTAACCCTACAGGAGCCGCTGACAATAACTGTAAAAAACCCAAAGCACAGAGTACTGCTAGACCCAGTGCGAAAAGCTAACCCATACTTCCATGCTATGGAGTTTATATGGATGATGTCGGGTAGCCAAGAGCCAGACTGGATACAACAATTTAATGGCAGGTTTAAGGAGTATGCAGACACCAACAACATGGTTGAAAAGCCTCTGATACATGGCGCTTATGGCTACCGATGGCGCAACCACTTTGGCCGAGACCAGTTAATAGCTGCTGCCAGAATGCTTAAAGAAGACCCAACCACGAGGCGGGTAGTGTTGTCTATGTGGGATGGGTCTTGTGACCTAGACACCCACCACAACGACCTACCCTGCAATACCCACATATACTTTAGAGTTGTTGATGGCAAACTAAATATGACAGTTTGTAACCGTAGCAATGATGTTATATGGGGTATGACAGGTGCCAATGCTGTACATATGACTATGTTGCAAGAGTTAATAGCCGCCGAAGCAGATATACCAATAGGTAGCTATATTGTATTCACCAACAATGCCCACGTTTACCAAGACCTACCCAATGCCACGGAGTTGCTGAACATAAGATACCCCATACTGCCAACCTTTGATAACTACGGGTTTTACCCTTGTGTGCCATTGATAAGCGGTTACGAAAAAATGGCTGACTTTATAGATGACGCCACATGCTTTGAAGCAGGTTTGATTAGCAGCCGCTCTGTCCTTAAAACACAATGGTTTAGAGTGGTGGCATACCCCATGTACTGGGCGTATATGGAAAGGAAAGATGGTGGCGATGGCTCTCATTGGGTTAAGCAAATATCAGACCAAAATTGGCGTATAGCGTGTGAAAAATGGCAGGAGTGGAAAGCATGAGTTATGTAAAGCAGGTGGGTGGAGAGCATTACGAGGGTACTGAGTACCAACATTGGGACATGGTTGTAGATACAGACATGAACTATTTACAGGCTTGCGCAACTAAGTACTTGCTGCGTGAAAAAGAAAACAGGTATCAAGACCTTGACAAGGCGTTAAGTTTTGTCAAAAAAGCTAATAAGTGTGGTATAAGAGCGCTGCACCCAGACGACTCTATAAGTCTGAACTTTTGGCTGGAGGGTGTAGACATACCAGTAGAGGTTGAAGCAGCCATATTGTATGTGGCTGATGCAGACTACTACGAGGCCTCAATACTTATTAATAAGTTGATGGATGACGAGTGCCAGAAAGAAATGAAAGGTTATGTAAACCAAGGATGATTAAAAAAGAATGGCTTTGGATGGATGATAAACAGAGAGACACTGCCTCTCCCCATCCCTGCGGTGCTCAGGGTTGTCTCATAGCACCAACTAAATTCCTCACCGAACAAGAGTGTAGCGACTTGGCGAACTTAGTCAAGAAGCTGCGCTTTACTTGGATAGACAGAGGCCACTTCTTTACACTAGGGGCGGCCACCTATCAGGATGGTGTGAGTGAGTACCCAGCCAGAGCAAACAGGTTAAACACCATACTAACTAAGAACTTTGAACCATTACTGCACAAACTGTATGAGTTTTACGAAGCATGTTATGAACAACCATGGGGTATTGCCCGTCCTGGATTTCACATATTTGACCACACCACCAATGGTCTTATGGGCAGTGCTCACATAGATGAGCCGTTTTCGAAAGTGGCTTGGCCTTCAAAAGGCTTCACCAACCCATTCAGCTTTACCATGCTTCTTGAACAACCTGCTGTGGGAGCGGGTATGGACTACTGGCCTAATGCAACGGGGGAAGACCTGCACAGGGTTATTAAAGAGGATATATACCCACCACATGAACACTTGCAGTATGAGGTAGGTGTTCTGTACACACACGATGGCTTATTCCCCCACCGCATAGCCAACAAGGGTGATATGTCAGATTCTGAACATAGAATAACCTTGCAGGGGCATGGCCTAACTTTAGATGATGGTAGGCGGCTACTGTACTTCTAACTAAATTCTATAAAGGGGTCGTAGTATTGGAACCCGCCCGTTAGTTCTGTGTCTTCGTCATACATATACTTAGCGTTTTCTGCAAAGAATATGTGCATCATAATCTTTCTATTGGTTCCACTATTAAGCGTGAATGTGTACTCAACTTTGGTAAAGTCTTCGTAATCATCTTGGTCTAGCATTGCGTGTTCAGTAGCCGTAAAAACTTCTGGTGTATAGAATGGACTGCTAACTGGGGCATCTACACCTTGGCCTGCCCAGTTATATCCTGGATTACCGAGGCTCCCGCTTGTAGGTAAAGAAAATGTAGCATTAGTGTGACGGATGCCAAAGTAATTAACGAATCTCCAAGGAGTCGAATTTGGCCCGAACGTATCCTGAGTTACAGCTATCCCCGCCCAGTTTAATGGTCTGAGTTTATCCCCAGAAGGTATTCTAATCTGTGCGCCAAATTTTACGGTAGTGGCACTATCTGGAACATTTAACTGCTGGCACCACTTAGTTGAATCTACCCATATAGCGGTGTTATCCATAGAGGTGTTGCTATCTATAGTGGTGAGTGTTGTGTGGTTTACAATCCTAGAGTTTCCACCTGCAACAAACCCATAGTTGCCAGCCCCTCTGTCTGCATTGTCATTACTTATTGTATTTCCTGGGAATAAATTAGACACACCAAATATCTTGTTAATTCTAGGAATAAAACCCGCTAAAAATGGGGCTAATTCATAATCACCCCAAGAATAAAGGTACTGGTTAGAGCACATAGTAGCGAATTGTGGGTCTATAAAGTACAAAGAGCTCCCACTAGCCCAAGCAGGAAGGAATGTTTCAACGCCAGAATTTTGTTGGTAGGTCAAAGCCTGTTCGTTATCTACATAAGTATATCCCACAGGATAGTTATCATTATTAAACTTAGAATTAAGCAGCACATTACTTGCACTGCTATCTTCCAAGCCTACACCACGAGAAGCCGCTACTATTCCACTACTCATTAAACAATCTCCAGAAGACCTGCACCAAAGATAAGATAGTTAGGTGCTGTTGAACTACCGCCACCAGCCGCAGCCGCAGCCACAACAATCTCTACTATTGCTCCTTTCTTAATAGTCCAGCTAGATGCCGCTGCCGCAAGGGTTACACCATCCATAATCCAAATATAGTTAGCTGTGCCAGAGGCATCATGGTCTATAGTTATTTCGGAGTCTGTTGGGTTACAAATAATCCAAGACTTACCAATGTCTGCCGCAACTGGAGTTGGCAGGCCGTAGGTCGTGTTGGTAGCACTTGCAGTATTGATAATACGCTTGCCAGCAAAACTATTAAAAGCAGTGTAGAGGATGTCAGCAGCGTTATTAACTGTAGCTTTAGAGTAAGCGAATGCGTTAGATGTTATGGTGCCTGTTACGTCTAAGTCACCTATTACGTCTATGCCTGTGTTTGTAGTCTGTAGTTTTAGAGCAGATTGCGCTCCCGTAGTCCCATACCACAACTTAGCCTCAAGTTCAGTTGTGCTAATTCTCGCAGCACCAGAACTTGTTTGTAACTCTATACTGGGAGAGCCGTACCCAACATATGGTGCTGGCGGTTTAATAACAGGGGTGGCTGTCCCTGTGATAACATCCCCATCTGTGAGTACAATATCCGTACCACCAGTGGCGCTACCCAGAGCAAGTGTTTGAGCTAAGGTTTCACCGCCAACACTACCCCACTCAATGCCTGAGCCAGTAGATTTTAGTACCTGACCAGCAGTACCTTGATCGGTAGCAATGGTTAGGTTATCTAAATCTACCGTACCTGTTACGGTTACGCCTGTAGCCTCAACTTGCAAAACATTAACATCAACGCCAGCTTCCTTTACCCAAATTTCGTACTTACCTTCTTCAGCACCTTGTTCCACAGCGACCGTCTTAGCTTGTGTGAATGCGAATGTTGCAGGGGCAGTGCCGCCTGTGAGGACGTCCACTTTGGCAATATAATTGGTTGGGCCTATCAATAGGCCTATAACTGGGTCACTAGTCCCCCCCGATAAATTCCTATTGTAGAGATCTATAATTGGGTATCCGACAACAATACTAGGACTCCCAGCGGGAGAGTTTAGTTGAATACTTTCAGCCACCATTTCGCCCGATATGTCCACGCCGAGTTCTGTAGTATCTAGTCTGGCGCCAACAGAACCAGTAGTCTGCCAGTACAATCGTACTGATTCTAAACCTGTAGTCAGCAATGGAGAGCCGCTGGGAAGTTTCACGGTAAATTGGGGCGTTTCAAGAGGGATAATATTGCTACTTGTAATTTTAGCATTATCAGTCATTTCTATATCTGTAGCACCAGTGGTGTTACCCAGAGCAAGTGTTTCAGCTAAAGTTTCGTTACCTCCAGCGGTATCTACATAACTCTTAACGGCAGCAGTTGTTGGTACAGTTGTATCGTTATCGTTTGTGGATACATCGGTAACAAAGTCAGTTATAGCTACAGTGCCAGTGCCGCTAAACTCACCAGCTTCTACCGTACCTGTTACATCTATGCCTGTAGCTGTAGTTTCTAGTTTAGTACCTGTGCCTGTGCCTCCAGCCCAGCTCAATAACGCCGTACCACCTACGCTAAACTTAGCCATTGTTCTAGCGTTGACGCTATCGACCATTGTAATAGAATCGCCATTACTTTGTATGCTTAGTATGCCTGTGCCTACATCTTGAATATAACTATTAGTGCCATTGTGGAATATCTGTAAGTCGTCAGAATCACCAAAACCTGCGTACTCACTGTCATCCATTCTTAAGCCGTCACAGTCAACCGTACCTGTTACGGTTACGCCTGTGTCTGTAGTTTCTAGCTTTGATGCTGTCTGGTTTAAAGTAGCTCCGTAGTAAAGCCGCACGAGAGTATCAGTAACTTGTACTCTAACAACACCCGCGCTAGTTTCTAATCTTGTCTCTTTGGCTGCTGCTGGCCTTAGTCTAATGTCGTCATCACCAAGGATCAAATCCCCATCAGCTACAACAATATCTGTACCGCCAGTAGTATTACCTACGGCCAGAACATCAGCCAGTGTTATGGCACCAACTTCAGCCGATGTAGCCAGTGTTTCCCATGCACCTGTACCTGCAAGGTCGAACACTTGGAACGCAGCCATACCATTAACGTCCCTAATACGAGCTTTGTCTTTACCATTAACACAAAGTCGATAGTCGCCAGTTCCGGCTCTATATATACCGCTGTTAGTCTCGTTATTAAATGATATGGCGGGGATATTAACAGTGCCATCAACTGCCCTGAAGGAAGCCAACATACCACCATTACCGCTACGTGATAAACTGTCTGTAAGTGCCGCAGCTAGGTCATTTATTGTATCATTAGCCCAGTCAGCCTCTATAGGTTGGCCACCTACTACGGGGTTTAATGGAGGAGTGTAGTTACCGTTACCATCTCTTGACATTTTATAATCCTACTCTGTTTTTTACATTAGAAGCTGCTGTTAGACTCTGGTTAAGTACACCATCCCTTTGATCCATTGCTTGGTCATTGCTGGAGTCTGCTGAATATGCTTTAACAAACCCTTTCAAAGCTTCAACAACACCTGCGTCATCACCTTTTTTCATAAGATTTTGAAGTGTTTTTTGAGCACCTGTGTTGCCCATGATAAAATTTTGGAAGCCTTTTGTAGACACTGTACTGGCCAATAAACTAGCTCCAGGAATAACTCTTGCAACATTCCCCACAGCATTGGTAACGCCTTGGAAAAATGTTCTGGTGGCTAAGTCCGTTACGGAAACTGGTTGCCCAACTGTTTTCTGAAGTGAGGTTATAGTGTCTTCAAGCGGTGCGCCACTAACTTCATACACACCCCTAGCGGCATCGTCGTCTGCCTTAACTTTCCTACTAGCTGTGGCCAGTTGGTCTGGTGTAAATCTACCCTGCGGTGCTTTTTTAGCTGCGGCTGCGATAGCTGCTTGCTCTAAGCTGCTGTAAGGAGTGCGGGTTCCTTGTTTAAGTGTTCTTCTAGAAGCATCTATTGCTTTACCTACATCACCTGTTTCATCTAAAACTTTGCCGACAGTCGCCCCTCTGTCTTTTCCTGCAAACCTTGTCTGAAGAATGCCTTTATTAATTGCTTGTGCGCCTTCATCCGCTTGCTTTGTGAATGTTGCTTTAGCTTTTGGTAGAACTGAGGCGACATAAGCCCCCGCTTTAGCTAGTGTATCCCCAATGCCTGTGCTTTTAGGGTCTATAGATTGTTGCATTGGTAAAAATGGCCTTTCGCCTGTTTTAAACTCTGCTTGATCAAGTAATTTTTTAGCTTCTTTACTCTCGTTACCTATGCCACGAATAGTACCCCTGCTTAAACTGCGTAGGGCTGTGTCTACAATCGCATTGGTAGCCCCTGCTTGGGTGGCATTAACACCCCTATTACCTGCTTCACTTTGCGTAGCGCCTACCACACCACCTTCGAACAATGCGCCACCCAGCCCCGCCAATTTAGTACCTGCCTGTGGTAGGTACTTCATAGCCACGGCGGGTATAGCTGCTGCCCCAAGTTTCGTTGCAAGGGCCGCTGTGGGAATGGCCGCAGCTACATCAGCACCTATTTTACCCGATGTAGCGTACCCAGAGTCCATGTCTACATTTGTATTCATGTCTAACTCTTGTTGCCTTGCTTGGTCTCTAGCAGTGACCTCTTCTGGTGGCATTAAGCCGACCATGTCTTTTAAATTGTCACCTATACGAGCAAGTTCCGCACCACCACTACTGAATGCGGTTAGAGCATTCT